ACAGACTATGATAACTTCTCCGGTGAGTCACTTCGCTCTGCCCAAATACCCCGCCTATGTCGCCTATAACCGTTTGTGGAATTTCGTCGTGAAGACCGCACCAAAAGTTCTTAACTTTATCCTCAACAATAGCAATAGCAAGTATGCAACGCCTAATAGCTTCTTGGTCTGTCTCCCCCAACTCATTGAAAAAATGAGGGACATCTTGCTCTTTAATCAACTTCTCATATTTAGCAGGAGTCCACCCACCTTTATACATGATGGCGACATACTTGTCTAGGTGTTGGTATTTCGGGTTTAGGTAAATTTCGTTTTCAAATATATCGGACATAGTAGGTTTAATTATTACCACAATACCGCTACGGATTCAATTTATTTATCTAAAAAAGTTTTTTTTCTGCGCGGATACCCTAGCACTCAATCTAAGATGATCGAATCTAGGATTTTACCTGAAATTGATTCGCGATCCTTAAAATTATTAATTTGTTTTCTGGTGAATCTGTCTTCGCTAGAATCCCACATTACGATATAAGTAACCAGTTCATCGAAATCTGGCGTTTTGTAGAATACCTCGAACTCTTCCAGATCCTCAAAATCAGAGATGCTGTCTTCGTATAAACTAAAAACTTCCACTCCATTGACGAGAACTTCCATATCCTGCCTACCATAGTGGAAATTTTCGGTTATTCGGGTTACCTCGTTAAGTTGTATAAAAAACCCCAATTCCCCAGCAACCGGATCGTGGTATTTGGAAGATGTTAAATCGGGAAACTGTATGCTGAAATGATCCATCAATTTTTGATGGGTGGATTCGCCCAATTCTTTATCAATTTTAAAACTCATATTATTATTTACTCGAATTTGCCAACGCTTGGAAATCCGCTATTCGGATTATTCCTCAATTCCGAATTCTCTTCAAGCCCAAAACCAGATCCATCTTGAACCGTATAGTAGTTATATACGAATTGGATCTGTCTCTGCATGACTCTGTCGGCTTCATAGTTTAGGTTTTCCTCACTAATGTTGTTAGGAACAGCATCGTAATACTTGAAAACCTTTCTAACAATAGGTCTTTGGTTTGGAAATGTTCCTGCCAATTCAAATATAGTAATATCCGCTTTCAAAGATCTTTCTCTACTTGTGGCAAACAAACCTCTATGGGACATTAATTTTGCCCAAGGATGTAAGAAGAAATCCGTATACGAACAATTGGTTTCTTTAACTGTAACTTCCAATGCTTGGTTTTCGTTGGAGCCTTGGGTCACCGGAGCTTTCATGAAACCGTTGCTGGCTCCATTCATACCACCGAATTGTCCAACGTTAAAACTAAAACCAGCCTCTTGAACACCTAGAGCAAAAATACAACCAATAGTTTCTTGTGCCTCGTCTCTTTGAAGATATTTGGTTGCTTCCTCGAAATTCCAATCCTGCGAAGATTTAGTGGGTTCGTATTTTCCGATATCTTTAATTTGGCTTAATAGGTATTCCTCATTATGAGGCTCGATGAATACCGCCCATTTAGCGGCATGCGGCAATGCATAACAAAAGTTACACAAAGTGGAGTAATAAAACTCCAAAGGTCTGTTGAACATACTAGGCGGGCCACTACCTTTGAAGTCATACTGCATATTTGGATCAAATCCAAAAGAACCGCTACTGTAAGAATCACTACCACGACCTTTAAAGAAAGATAAAAAGTTTTCAATGGGTGCATTAATGTTGTTTCTAACAAAACTAGGACCGCGTTCTAACGCTAGATCGGGGAAAGGTATGCGTGATTGAACAAAGTCGGTATTCCGTGCCATAATACTAATTATGAGTATGAAGGAGTTTATAAGGAAGCTGGACCCTAGTTGGATACGCGGTCTAATCTCTGTATTGCTATGCCTTACGGTTATATTTGGTTTTTTTGTGGGGTTAATTCCTGTTGAATTTATTAAAGATCTAACTATCATGGCTCTATCGTTTTATTTCGGTAGCAAAGTTCCGACATACCAAGAACAGAAGTATATGAAAGAAAGTATTAAAAATCCCTAATTATATACTATGAGCAATCCGTGGGAAACAAATCATGAAAAATTGGCAACCGTTTTCCAAGAAGGAATTCTTGATAGAATTGGGTCGAAGGTGAGGAAACCTTTTAGAGCTATGGGTAATCTTGCATCTGGTCTTAGTAAGGGCGTAATGCATAACCCCCAAGTAAAACAAATTGAAGATTATATAAATAGAAAATATCAGGAAATAGAAAATGATATTGGCCAACTTATTAAAGACTCTCCCCAAAAAGTAGAAATGGGCGATTCTATCATAGAACTAAAAAAATCGTTTGAAGGGTTTAATACGAAGGTTGAAGAAATTTACACTAGGGAGCAGAGAGGTGAACAAGATAAATTAAATCAAATAGACCCTACTAGACAACAGCCCCAGCAGAATTCTACACCACCACCTCTCCCTCAACAACAACAGCCCCAGCAGAATTCTACACCACCCCCTCTCCCTCAACAACAAACCTCGCGTCAACGTCAACAACGCCAACGCCGCCGTCAACTCGGCCTATACTAATACGGCCCATATAGCAGAAATAGATAATTACAATTATGGCTAATATTGATTTTGATGACCTAGAACCGCTAGCTTGCCCTTTGGTGACCCAACCGGACAACAACACCTGTATAGGTGATTTGATTAAGCAGTATGCATATAATTTAGCAATACTTGAAAGAGCATTGTTGAAAACTGTCGTGGCTGCGGGGATGCTCCAATATTTTATGGGGGGTTTGAGTAAGATCCCTAAAGGATATGTTATTGCCGATGGTTCTTGGTATAGTCCCGAAACTTTTCCCAACCTTTTTGCCAATATCAAATACATCCACGGCAAAAGAGAAGATGGTTGTTTTAGAGTTCCAGATTTAAGATCAACCATTCTGGTTGGTTTGGACATGAATAGAAAATGTCTGACTGATGTTAACGAGTATGTAGGTTTAGATGTTAACGGCGATCCGGTCGAAGGTGATAATGTAGGTGCATCCAGAACCTATTGCCAGAGTCCTAACATTGGGCAAGAGTGCGATAGTCTAGTTAAAAAGAAATTAGCCATACCCCTTATATCTACGGGGGAGATATGCCTCTAAAACTTGATTTAGTTTTTATATTCCATAAATACTGCCCTAGTGGATATTATTTACAATAAAATTCTGTGTGAGTTGCTATCTAAGCCGCTCACTATAGAACATAAAGACAAAGTCGTTAAAAAGGGAACTTTACTGAATTGGAAATGTAATCCCTTTTTCATGGAGCTAATCATCAAGACTGAAAAGAAGGACGAGTCGGTCAAGCTACTATACCCATTTAAACTCGAATCATATTATAATGATGAGGGTGATATGTTATCCGAGGTATATTTTGACTATAGGTTATCCACTTTTAATGAAAGTATGAAAACCGATTTTAAGAAACTCGATATCGAGAAATTTAGTTATCATAAATATACGGATACGATTTTAAGTATAATCGTTGACTAATTTTTGAATCCCACATACTAAATAGAATTATGGCCGAAACCAATCCTTGTAAATGTGCAGACCCATCTGTAGGTCCGACTAAATCAACCGCATCTTCATTTTCCTTTCAAATTTGTGATGGTATGGAGTTGGTTTCTGTTCCTGCCTCTAGCATTGCCGACTATATCATAAATGTTATTTATGGTAATACCGAAGGGGAACCTCCTGCGGAAGGTTGTTATAACGTCTGTTATGATGGTAGTGGTAATAGATCTATTAATTTGGCGGAATCACCTAGATTGCAATCTGAATATGTTTTACAAACCCAAGAAACATTATTTCCTATTGTAGAGGGTGACCCAAATGCACGAATATCTTGGAATTTACCAAATCCTTCTTTCCTCGCATTCACCCAACAACCCCCCACTGGTTTTATACCGACTTATGCTAAACTAAAATTTACTTCATACTTTGGGGGTAGTGGTGGTAAGATTGTTGAAATTTTAGATAAATACGAAAACCCTGTTTATAGACTTGTTGGGGATAATAGTGATGATGACGGTGCGCATACTGGTGAAGTTTGGGTTCCGGTGGATGATAATGGTGGGAATGTCGGGGTCTTCTTGAGTGGTGTTACTAACAATGCTTATGTTAATATTAAACTGGTAGGCTTTACTAATGCGGCTATTTTAACTTCCGATGGAACGGTTATCGGAGACATTGGTGATGGTGGTGATGGTGGGTCTGGAAATATTACAGAAACTACTACTGACCCTCTAGGGATTACCTACCTTAAACATGAATACAATTCTGGTTCTGTTGACATTACCGTTATCGAATTTACGAAAGACACAACTCTATTAGAGGGCACTGATGATTATACTATCCTAGTTGATTTTGGGGGTAACGATATAAGAAGTGTTACCGTCCCTCACACAACATCAACTAGCCCGAAACAAAGAGTCACTATAAATTGGACTGTGGACAAAGCACTCCGTGTTGAAGTTAAAGCTAAGTCGCCTACCGCAAGTGGGAGTGTTCGGTCTTCCGATACCGGAAGTATAGATGCTTCGATTACTATACCTAAAGATATTACAACACAGACTATTTAAATGAACGACGAATTACTAGAAGAATTAATCGGTTATCTACATGACTATAAAGATTTACTACAAGAAGTAGATTTTACCCCACTAGATGATGATATCACCGAAACAATAAAGCAACTTGAAGTGTTGCTTGACTAGACGTTTGCCATAATTAAATGTGTGGACACAAATGGCAATATAACTTTACCCGTTAATTCAGGAGATCCTTTATTCGATCTCCTGAATTGTTATATCGATGCGTTTGGTGAAGAAATTCCTAACAGTGTATACTTGGACCCCTTTACCAAGGACGAATTTGCCTTTGAACTTTTTACTAAAACTGGTAAATATTTAGGGGAAGATCTGTTCTTCATAAATTCAGAAGAGACCGAACCAGTAACCACATTAACAAATGAAATATCTACAGGTAATAATATATTTAACCCTTTTCAGAACCTTGGCAACGGCGCAAATGCTTCTTTCCCAATTGCCAGCAGTGATATCGGAGCTACCTCCGGTTCTTCTTTAGCTACATCTGATATTGTCTGGCAGTTTGTAGATGGTGAATTGGAAGGTGCGTGGTATAAAAAGTTTGACGAGGAATTTTCGGCAGATCCGATTTGCCTTAAACTACAAGTCGGAACTTTTGAATTAAGATATCCGTATGGCGATAGGGGGACTTTGGATGACGAAGACGGTTGGTCTGGTCGTGGTTTGGATAACTGCCAAAGATCGGTTTACCTAGGCCAAGAAGACCAGATAACACAAGAAGCCTTGGAAGAACTTTACTGGAACGAACCAGCCGAATTATCAACAACACCGTCTATTGCACTTAATGATACTACGTTGATTGATGACGGTGCTTATGCGGATAAGAATATTTTTTATGCGGATCAGATTCAGGTAAAAACTGACAGAGATGCGGATACGGGTGAATTCGCATGGCTGTATGATTTTGACCATACCGAACTTCCTATTATCTGCGGTCTGAATCAGATCTACTGGCCTTTGTTTAGATATGACGACGAGACAAGGGAATTCCCCTTTAAGATATCTAACGAGCAGGTAGAGGACATTGCTCTTACTTCAATTAACCTGAACAAAACCATGTGCGGAGCAGTGGCTGGTTTGACACCAGAAACATCAGATCAATTTTATAAGAAGTCTGGTTTTTGTGGAAGCGGGACCGAAGGGGCTTGGTTGAAAGGTTGTGATGTAGAACCTTTAGGTGAGGACATCTACCCTCCTGCTATTCCTGAAGAACTTTGTCAAGGACTTACTTTCTTTTTAGAAGACGATGAGGTGTTTGTTACCGGTTCTTGCGTCATACCTCCCGTAGTATACATTCCCGACGAAGGTTGTGGAGACCCCCTATTTACAGGAACTTCGGTTATCGGTTTCGAAAACGCAGTGTATGAAGGAACACCCGAAATTAAGATCAGAAAAAATATTTTCGAATGGGGCGTTCCGGTTTCTGGCGGAAAAAACAAAATAGAATTCGAACCTGTAAGTTTTTCAGAGGTTTCTTTCGATCAGTCTTTTAAGATTGGTGATCTGTCATATTTAAATGAGATTGTCCAAGGCGGTAGTTATGTTGATACGGTTGATGTTGTGTTGAGCTTATCGATAGGAAATAATATTCAGGAATTTACTTTTCCTTTTGATATTACCGAGACCACAAACAATTCGTCGAACCCTATTGAAAATGCTGACACCATAACGATAACCAAGCCAGCAACCCAAACCGTTTTCACTTTATATGGTGTTGCTTATACTTTAGAAATATTTTTTAAAGAAGGCTTAACCGAAGGTGGTTTTGCCAAAGAAACCGAGTTGTTTGCCAACGAACAAGCTACTTCTACTACCGAATTATTTGCGAAACTAACAACTATAGAATCGCAGGAACAAACTAATTCTTATACCTATAAGGTGTTCTCGTTTGAGCCTAAGGTTGGTTTTGACTATAGCCTTGATGTAACTGGGTGTGTTTTAACTGTCGTTGGTGATGAAACCGAGGGTATTGCTCGGGAGGAAAACATATTCCAAATAGAAACTGATGGGACCGACTTTATTAGTTTTTATGAAGATGGTGTAAAGAAATCGGAGCTACTTGCACCATTAATGATACTTTGTTATAGAAATAAAGTAAGATCTTTAACTGGTGCTTCGAGGCAGACGGGTCTGCATATGATGGCTCCGACAGGGGGGGATACTCATTTCTTTTGGGAGTTTCCTGATTCCGATATCACCGATGTTATCAATGGTTATGATCATGATGATTATTGTGAATACGGAAAGTTAGACTCTTACAAATCCATTGTTGATGCTAAACTTGGTGAAGAGACCAATGAATGGAAAAAATGTAATTGTAAAGCGGTTTACCATTCACCTATAGGTAATAGTTTTGAAGGTGTCGCGGGATTTGATGATTATAAAGAATACTCCGACATTATTTTTTCAGACAGCGGTGTTGAGCCGTTCTCTTTTTCTACTTGGGTTGGTCCTGATGGTAAAGATTATAGAACCAGTGATTACTTCGCAGTATTCAAATACTCTGGGAGGGAACCCGATGTTGGTTACGGTATAGGTTACTGGGAGACTCTTTCGGGAAAATCCATGAAACTTGAAAGAGGTAATAGTTATGTTTATCGTCGTGCTTCTTTCGATGGTTGTGATGATAATAAACCGCCTTGTTTGGTGGTTCAAAATTGTCACTGTTATGATAACTGTAATGATTCTGTGTGTAAACCCCAGTGGACTAAACTAGTCCAAGAACCTGATGGTTCGTGGGTCGATACTGGAGAGCCTAGCGATATGATACTTGAGGCCGGTCAGTTCTACGAATATGAGAAACAAGGATCTATAAATTACACCCTACATAAAGAAGACGGAACCTCTTACGATAGGACAACACCCACTTCCAGCTTCTCTATGAATGTCCCTTTTAAAGAAAGCAGTCCTTTCTGGGCTTCTTCCCCAACTGTGGGTTCGTTAAACATTGGACTAGGTCCGCTTGAAAGCTCAGAATATCTTTTAACAACCCAACCAGATCCTAGTGAAATTATTATAGACAATGATAACTACATCAAAATTGTTAGAAACAAATGCGAACCCTTCGTGTGGAAACAACCACTTACCTCTACTATAGATCTGGAAAAACCCCCTGTTTGGAAAAAACTTAATTTTAGTTTCACCAACCCCAAGCTACTACAAAAGATTGTGGGGTGTGGTAACTGTGAATTGGTGTTTGATGATACCCCCGATTCTTGTTTTTTGAAGGAAGCTAATTGTAATTCATATATCGGGTATGTTGAGGAAACTAACGAAGATTCTGATATGATTATCAGAACTGCTTCCAATTGCAATAATAATACAGAACTCTATTATTCCGCCCAAAATGATTTTATATGGACAAACGACGTAGTCAATACTACGGACGTGGTAAATCCTGTTTCAGAGGTTTACGTTGAAGCAGAGCAGCCTTGGGCTAATTACCTAAACAAAGACAAAGCCGTTGTTCGGGTAAAGGAAACTGATACCCATCTCAAAACTAAAGACGAACTGGGTGTGTTTGTTCCTAAAAACATCGGCGTGAATAAGCTCCAGTGTTTTGGCCAAGAAAATGAATTAGTATAATGTTATTTAATCCGCTTACAGATTTTCCTTCTTCCGAAGAAGTTATTAAAGACACAAATTCTATCAATGCGATAAATTTAAATGGTCAACGATATCTATTTGCCGTGTGGTTGGATAATGGCAAACAAAAAATTCAAATACCAAGCAAATATCTTAATGAATTAAAAATAGTTGATACTTTGTCTGAGTTTAAAACTTCTGGATCTCTTACCTACAGAGACCCAAATTTTAGTATTTTTAGATTGTTGTCCAAATTGGTTAATATATTAGATGACGGCTGTATCAAAAATACCGAAGCCGAACGACAGAAAGTTACAGATTTTGCTTTTAGAGGTTCTGGTAGTGAGAGAATACATATTAAACTGTTGCCTATATCGGGTGATGGTGATGTTGATGTGTTGAAAACTCAACAAAAAATGTCTTCAGGCGGATGGACTATTAAACAAACTTTCGTTATAACTAAAATCGAAAACACCCCTTCTCCGCTTTCTGCGAAAAACTACCGAATCGACTTTGAGGATGTAATAACGCACGTATTAGAGAGTTACAGAATTACGGAATTCCCATGTAGTTCAATTGGGAAGAACGGAATTCCTGAAGAAATAGTTTCGGTGTCTGATTCTCAAACGGGAACGACCAAACCAGATAAACCCGCAATCGAACCGGATGGGTCGAAACAAGAAACGAGTTCGGGTGAGGGTATTTCGGGTTCCCCTACGGAAACACCTCCTTCGGAAAACTCCCCCAATACAGCCGCTCAGGAGGCTTCTGGTGCTAGCGCGGACCCAGAAGAGACATCTAATGAGACATCGGGCTATCCGACACACGGAGAAGGAAAAAACTCCGTTGATGCCGCAAAAACGGGAGAGGCTATTTATTGGATTATCCATAAAGCATTAACAGAATATTACGTTAAAACTGGATTTGATGTTCGGGGATACTTACCTAAGATCAAATTTAAAAATGGTGAATATGTTGTTGACGATATTGAATTAAAAGGCAAAAAGACTAACCGCATCAAGACCAAAACAGGTATGGTGAAGACGGTGCTTGACAAGAATCCTGAAGATGTGTGGGATTTCGGACCTAATGATAGTTTGTTATTAGCCACTCTAAATGGAGTGGGTGGCACCCATTTACTGTTAGACAAATTTCTAAAGATTCATGTTTCGGGCGTTGAACACGAAAAATCTGAATTCCTAGATCCCGAAAATAAATCACTCTCAAATCTTAACTGGGAACCTTGCTTATTACATAAAACTAGACCCGCCAACGAAAACGATAGCCTCACAATAACACTAAGACCCATCTCCTCATGGATGAATAACTTTGGATCTCTTGATGGGGATATTGGCGATGAATATATGGACTCTTTCACCTTCAAAAACGAAGAGGATTTTATAAACAAAAGCCTCGGAACTATTAAAGGGTTTATAAACAATTTAACCTTTTGTGAAAATATTGATGCTAAGGCAAAAAACGTAGCCACACCTATTGATAGGTTTGTTTACGATCCTTTAAGTCCTGAAGACTCTGTTAAATTTATTGTTCCTCATATTGCAGAGCACAATGGCCCTAGAAAAGCATACATAGCTGAAGTTGAAGGTGGTTTTGAATATTGTAAAAAATATGTGTCCGAACTATATATTAAAGCTTTCGCACCTAAAAAAGATTCAAAACACAGACACGGTATGGTCAATATTGATGACGACCAGAATCTAAAGAATCAAGATGCCAATGTTAAAATTAGAATCCAAAATAGAATACCAACTAAAACTTCTTTGGTTGCTTTGGGTAGAAATCGTCTGATTAAAAATATCATATTCTTTAATGATCTTTTAAGCTTTAGAATAGAAGGCTCTACCCATAGACAAAGTGGCAACTTCTTTAGTGTTGACCTAGCTGGCGGAACGGACCCCTTTGACGAAAATCTAAATAGATTGCTCGGTGTTTGGTGGTGCGCGCAGGTAACTCACGAAATCGATTTTCGAGATAACACATATATGAACGAGATCACTGGAGTTAAATTCCATAGATACAACTCAGATATTGAAAGCCTACCTACGGATAACTCCGAAGATTTAGATATAGGTATTCCTAGACCTTCTGATGGGCTAACATTACCTAGTGGTATTGGCGATACTGTAATTTCTTAATAGGTGGGTATATTGTAGTTTTGAACGTAATGGGTGTGTCGTAAACTCTTAGTAGTTTCATTTGATGAACCGCCATTGAAAATATTTGTATCGCCTCTGTCTGGAGCGTCATTACTAGCTAGTGTGGCCGCAGTGATTGCTTGTGCATTTTCTTTATTGGCTGCTAACATTTCTAAATGTCTTTTATTACTCAGTTCCGTTTCTTCTCTTGCACGATCTTTTAGTGCTTTTTGTTCTTTTTCGTATTTCTTTTTAGCTACCCGTTCACCAGACTCCTTAGCAAGGGCATCAGATTCTACCAACGCTTCATACAATGCCTTCTCTATACCAACTGTATCGATTGTATCAACACCAGCTTTATCGAGATCAAACCCGTCAAGTCCAAGAACACCTAGAGCCTGTTGTGTAGCCCATGGTAATTTTTTTATTACCGCATTAGCTGCCGTCTGTATTGCTAGTGGAATGGTGTTAATGAATTCTGTGATAGAATTCACAGCGTAAGAGAAGCGGAGTTTAAACCTTAAGATTGATTTTGTAAATGTATTTTTAATTTCTCTAAAGAAAAGACTTTGTGCGAATATATCCCAGATGTTCTTCATGCCATCTAAAACAGCACCCCAGAATTTCTTAAATAACCCAAAATACCATACCCCAAAATTCTTAATAACATCAACGCTCTTGCTGGCGAATTTCAAACCACCTCCATTTCTAAAGAAATCAAACGTGGCAATGACCCACCCAATGGCTGGCCCAAATAACATTTCACCACCTTCTTTTAATAGATCAATCGCGTCATCAACATCCCCGCCATTTTTAGCAGTGAACAACCCGAAAACCCCTTTGAATAGATTTGTGATTCCTTTGAAGAACTTGTTATTCATGAACCATGCCTTAATACCTGCGAAAAATCCCTTGCCTTGATTTTGTCTTTGGTCCCTAGTGGTTGTTAAATCCCTATAAGCAGAGAATAAATCTATACCTAAAGCCACTGCGTTTCCGATTACAGGAATTATCGGCGCAATACCCGCTGCAATATCAAGCATACCCCCTACCACGTCACCATCTTTAAATCTAGAATAGGCAAAGCCAAACGAGATAATAGACCCCAATCCGGGAATTGCACTAAATGCAATTCTCGCACCCTTGCCCGCAAATTTACCCAATTTACCCAATTTACCCAAACCTACTTTTAATAAACCTATGACGTTTTTAAACATACCCTTTGCGGGTAACTTGCCTGTCACAAAATTAAAAATACCTTTTAAGCCACCACCCACCTTTTTGAGTATGGGCTTAAAAACGTTATCCATCAAGTTAGTTAAAATACCAGCCCCGAATTTAAAAATAGATGTTCCGATCATTTTTAAAGTTCCCTTCAACCTACCATCGGTCATAAAACCTTCAAAAAGTAAAGCGGCACCAACAGCTAAGGCACCAACAGCTACGCCAGCCATGGCTAACCATTTTAAAATTCCACCCAATTTACCTTTGGGTTTTTCCGAATCTCTACCCGATAATGAAACATTAGTTGCTGATACCGAACCCAATTTTTCTAATAAACCTTCTTGAACACTTGCGATATGCACGGGCATAGCTTTTCCTGTTCTTTCGGTTGTGAAATCATCGGGCAACGGTGGTGGTGTAGCTACACCCATGTTTAAACTTTTAAGAACTCTAGGAAGAATATGTGCAAGAACAACTTCTTTGGGTGGGTCTTTTGGGTTTTCGGTTGTAAACTTGTTATCGCTTGCGACTGTTTGGAGATTAACTTTATTTTCAAAGTTATCTATAAAAGTGTTTAATGCCTTTTCGTATCTCTTTTTGAAATTAGTAAACTTACTACTATTAATCTGAAATATATCAGACATAGCAAATGGTTTATTGTCAGTGGAAATACTTTTAAGCTTATCGAAAAATGGCACAAATGCACTCGAAAGCTGATCTTCGAAATAGCCATTCCCTTTCGCTGCATCCAATACGGATGCTATTTCTGCTAAATTCAGTTCCATCTAATTTAATTAGTAAACATAGAAGGGTGTGCTCATACCTCCTTCTGATTTTGTCTTCTTAAGCCAATCGGAGAGTTCTTTTCTCTCCTCAAGACCTTGTGCCAAAAGATCATTACCGTTGATTTGCAATCCGCCAATAGTCGATCCGCCAAATTTGGTTAATGTATTACCCATAATAATTTTGGTCAATGCTGTAGAATAATCTTGAACCCAAGTTTCGGAAATCATTTGTGATATAGATCTCTCTAAGTTAATACCTAACAGGTAACACCCATTTCGGTAAATCCCGCCACTTCTATTTTTAAAGATCTTCAGTCTCTGGGTAGTGGGGTTAAAATCAAAACTAGTTTTATTACCACCACCAAATCGCTCACGCATCATCTCCATCATCGACATGCTTAGTTCATGCGTTACTATGTCGTATCCGTATCTGTTGAAATTTCTACCACCAGAGCCATTATACCCGAAAGTTTGTTGTGCTATGATATACTCAAAGCTGAATAACCCAATTCCGAAATTGTTCGAAGACATAGGGGCAACCTCAAATACACCAGATATTTTTCGACTCTCGCCTCTGTCGTGATCTTGGTAAATATCAAAAGGCTCAACTCTAGTATCATACACCAAGGTTGTTACGTTTTTATTAAACTCTACATTTGCCGAAATGGGGTTGGCCGTATCTGGGACTGTATTATTATCGGTAACCAATTTGAAACCAGTATTCTTGTCGATATCAAAAGTCCCTACTAATCCTTCGGGTAATGCGAAGTCGTTAACAAATTCAATACTAGCAGTAATATAACCACAAGTGTCTAGCTTGCGATCTAAGACGTTGAAGGTTCCCCCTTTGCCTGTATTCAATATTATGGTCTGTAACCCCTCCACGGTGCAGTTAGGGACACTTGTTACCACAAGGTGTGTTGCTAATGATGGGTCGAAATCGGGATATAACGTTTCATCCACACCCCACCATTCCCAAGCAGAAATACACGGATCTTTATCCTCCCAACTAATCGGATAGAATTCGGCGATACCGTTTTCAACTTTGACCCAAACATCCAGAACAGGGGAAAGGGATTCTTGAGGAGGATAAGACTCTAAAGGGGTTATCGTTACCGAGTTAGCATCACAAACTTCAAAAGACCAAGGGTCGGTTGGTTCATAAGTTATTGCAATCGACCCCGTAGTTTCTGTGGCCGAAACCGTGAGGCCAGAATCAATCAGCGAGACACCATTTCCGATAAGGGTAGTCTCTACGGTTTCTCCCGAAACATATTCAGTCTCGATAACATCGCCTGTAAGCGCAGGGTTTGCGTCTACTCCTGTCTGGCATTGACAGTTGGTGACTATTTCATCCAATCTAATTGAACAACCATCATCTAATGCATCGTCGCAAAATAAAACATATTCACGATCATAACCAGCATACCTTGAATATAAATCAATTGCCTCGTCTATGTTATTTGCAATTGCTTCATCTGTAGCATTAATCTTGGACAAAGGTGCCCCGAGACGGATTTTGATTCTATTAGCAAGGTCTTCGTAAGACTTGATGGAAGAATTCCTATAAGTGGAACCACTCCAGTTATCTGGTAGAACGTTATTGGTTGTAATTTCAGAAGCCATTACCTTTAATTAGGCTTTTGGTATTGTATCAATCCAACAAGACGTGAGAGAGCGACGATCTGCCGCTAGTAAAGTTTATGGTTATATTAGATCGCGTTTTAATTCTGCGTTCATAAACATTGATTAAACCCAACCTAAACCTTAATTACAATTATGGCAAAAAAAGAATCTGAAAAGTTCACCTCAATTATTGAATCACTTAAAAAGATTAACGATTCTAAGAGAATTAGTTTTAAACTACCGTCCTCTAAGATCGAGGTTGAATTAAATCCACTACAAGCAAAGCACATTTCACAAATCAACAGTTCGTTTATGGCTGGTGGTAGTGACGGAACCTTTGCGGCTAGCTTTATCGGTTTATTGAAGAGGTTACTAACTGATGTATTGATTCTTCCTGAAGGAAATACCTTCAAAGATTTTGATACTATTGATATGCATTATATCTTGTTCAAAATGAGAGAACTGATCGATCCGATTTTTAATATAAAATCTGGTGATGGTGAAAATGATATTGCAATCGATATTAAAAACCATATTAAAAATCTTGATAAACTTAAAAACATCAAAAAAGAAATCACTTTCGGTAATACTTCTTGTAAAGTTACATTACAGTTACCTAGCTTCGAACATTACGCCAAGTATAGTAAATTCATCGAGATAGCCCACAAAAGCGCCAGAGATCAAAAAAAACCTAATTTTGAGAATCTTACCAAGGATGTCTTCTCTTTTAGTATATTAACGTATATCTATAAATTGTCGGTTATTGTCGATAAGGAAGAACATGAATTTATTTTCTCTGAAGAGACACCAGCGAACCAATCAGAAATTCTTGATCACATACCTAAAGACGAATACTCGGAAATCTTCAAATCTATTTCCAAATTAACAGAACCTATCCAAAAATGTCTAGAAACAGATGTCGAAGATGTTTCTATTCCTATCGACCATACATTTCTGATTCAGAACATGGATAGTTAAAATTCAACCTTTAATATTTTAGTTGCACTACCCGCAGCAAAATATATACTATTTCCTACAGTTACCGCATATGTGAACCAATTGCCACTTGCTCCGAAATCATCCTTTATGTCCTCAAGACTGACCCATCCGATTTCATCAGTTGCAGGATTAATCCAAAATAAATATGGCATCTGCCACGGAGTCGAATAAATTAAACCATTCGGACCCTCCACTGTGGAAAAACTTTTTGACAGTGTTGCTGAATATAGTTCGGTCGGCAGGGGAATCTCTTCGGCCATTTCAGTATCTGGATTTATTTTAAGTATCGCGTTTGCGTGTCTAGGCATCGCATAGATACACTGATTTACACTTGAAAGAGCACCCCCGCTATATTTAGCTGTATAAGCTCCGTTGTTAAAATCTATTGGTTGTCCTATTGGTGGAATTTCGGCATTACCGTCTAATGTATCCAAACCTTGTTTTGCGGTCATCGTAAACGGATCAATTATACTGATCCTATCGCTAGTGAATGGAATTCCGAAGACTTTTCCATTATTAGCAGTTACCGCACCCCAATATCTATCAAAGGTATAATCCGCATACGATTCCCAGTCGGTTCTAATACTATAAAAAGGCCCAGAACGATCTATATCAAAAAGTATATTTGTGTTTATTTGTGTTTCTAAATCATGAATAAATACTCTGTTAGTTGTCCCCGAGAATGTTGTTAAAAACAGTTTACCTTGTGATTCGGCAATCCCTCTAGTCTGCCATGCAGAACCACTAGTATCTAGGGTTAGTGTTTCCCCTGAAGCATCTATGATTAGAATACCCCCAGCGGCATGTGGTGCTGCATATATCAATCCGTTTGAGGCTACTAAAGAACTTACCCACTTTTGGCTGCTCGAAGTAATCCCCGATACAGAAGGCCCAAAACTCACGGTATCCGTTTCGGGGTCGATTATCATTATTTCGCTAGCTGCGTATGGTGCGGCAATCAACCTCCCGTCCTCCGCTTGAGAAATGGACCTCCATTTAATAGAAGTCCCTTTGCTGGTGAGGTCACCAAACGTGCTAATGTTCTTTATTTCTGCGGGTATTGTTTCTGCGGATATTGTAGGGCCGTATTCGATATATAAATCCCCCTCCTTTTGGCAATCGATTTGGTCTACCTCTGCGCTTGCGGGTAATTCAATTGTATAGCACGACCCCCCAACATAGTTGGGGTATGTTAACTGCTCGAAGAATACAGACCATTTACCATCTTTAGAATACCCCCCTAACAACTCATATGGAAAATCTAACAATTCAATACCATCCCAAACTTTTTCTGATAGATCGTATTCATAAATTCTCAAATTCTGAGCTATATCCGAATCAGTTAGAAATAATTCAATTCTACCTTCTTTGGTATTTAAAACCGCAGAGGTTATGGTTGCTGTTAGATTGGTGGATATTGTTTTGATATTTTCGCCATCAAAGATTCTCAAATTAAATTCTCCTAAAATTTGATCAATAATAAATAGTGGATTTTCGTTTTCATCTGAAATTACATTAAAGTAAGACATATACCCCAACGAGAATGTTTCAAAGCTTTTACATGTAGTAAACCAAACTTGACTTTCCCCCACTAGGACAATCTTATCATAAAAAACATTTACATTTACCAGTTCCAATTCTTCAACTACCAAGCTATCAATGGTTAGAACCGGATTTCTATCAGAATCAAAAATGAACAGTTTGCCTACGAAGTTTTTCTTGCTGGTTATATTATTCTCGTTTTCAATATCCTTGAATAGGAGATATGCATTACCACAAACATCCTCAACACATTTAAACAACCTATCTTCCACGATAGATGCATCAACGCATTGCTGGCTGGCTTTGTTAACTAGAGCACTCAGATCCTCAACGGAAGAGGAGTATGCGGTGTAATTTTGAAAGTCTTGGCTTGCCGCATTCCTTGAATCACAATAGACCCCATTCGTTAACTCGAAAGGTGTCCTGTTTTTTTGAACTGTTCGCTCATTAATAAAACTATTAGGATCTCTTACTACTGTTGGGTTATTTTCACTCACGTTAAATTACAAATGTTGCATCGTTAGAATTGCCAGAACCGTCTGTTAATATATTACCAACTAAACCTTCTGCTTCAAAAATAATATCGAATGCATTTTCTTCACTGCATTCTTCGACAACCTCCTCCGAGTTTCTATTATTCTTAATATTGAAACTATAGATACCCTCGCCCGTGGTCGTATCAAACACACATATATCCATACTACAGGTAGTAACTGTTATAGACGCTATTGCAGGACCGCCAGACTCACAGGGTATAGCGTCAGCCCACACCAACTCAACACCCTCGTTTGAACCATATAAAGACTCAGAACAAGACATATCTCTAGCATCTCTAACGGTCGCGGATATGTCTAGTATGTCTAAATTATTATGCCTTAGGTGTTGGTTTGTATGTGTATGGCCATTTAGTATTAGGTCAACAGGTAAATCGTCAAACCCCCAGTCCATCTCAGTGACTACCTTATTTGTTGCCGACGACATACCACTAACATATGGGTGGTGGAACATTACAACCCTATACTTTGCAGTTGAAGCCCCTAATGCCCCTATGAACCATTGATACTGAAGACTACCCACCGTATTACCATCAGGCTCAACCATACTACCATTAGACTTAACGCCACTATTAAGAACAAACAATTCTAAACTAGCATCTTCAAACATTACGTTATAGTATCTTTTGTTATTAGGGAGATAATCGAACTTATCGGTTTGTGGGTTCGCCAAATCGAAATTCTCTATATCGTGATTGCCGATAGCCGGAAATACTTTCTCGATCTGGACATAAGGGTCGAACAAATCCCAATTTGCTTCGATGGTTTCGTAGTCCCCATTTTCGTAGTTGTTATCTCCACCGAAGAATACCCCGTCCAACTCACCCATTCTATAGAGAATATCGGCAGCATCTGTTTGTTTACTATTAACTTGACCCGCATCTGACATGAAACCGAATACACCATAATATTCTGGTGAATCTTTTTTACAAACTTCGGTAAGGACGTTTAAGTTTTTATTGGATAAAGGTCTTTTGTATGTGTATACCTCACCCGCGCTCAACACCGTTTGTGATGGATTTATATCTTCAAACAAAACACTCTCCAGTTCTGGAGAATCGGATAAACATGTCTCACCAACTAACCCATAATACCTATCAACCCACACCGACTCACAATCATCACCCTTAAGCCAAGACTCAACACCGTTCGCTATTATATGGTCGGCTTCTTCAGGGCATGAGCCAGCAAGAGCGCCAAAACAAGAGAAATCAAGATCTACTAAATTTATAGGGTCTGAAAGATCGGGTAATTTAAATGTAAACTCACTTGTATCGAATGTTTGAGTTATGGTGTTGGTAGTAAAAAGAATAGATGGTTTGAATGTATCAAGTTGATGCTCACCAAAGTTAAAATAACTATAGTTTCTATAACAAGATCCACATGTTACGGTTTCTTTTTCGGAGAAATTATTCTTTAAAGGTATAATACTACCCCTAAACAAATACGAATCCGAATCCGCCTCTATCGTAGAAGTCTTAGGGAAGCTGGTCCAGTAGTTAAAACAGGGTTCTGGTGATTCCTCGGCCATTATAGGAACTTCTTCAGTGAATACGGAGAGGACAGGGGTAGTCATACCCTCGGAAAATTTAGTTCTTACGTTGGTGAGAAAATTAACACTATTGAAGTTCTGGCTGAAGTCCCAAACTTCACTCAACTCTAATTGTATCCGGTCCCCGTCCCCTCCTATAAATCCTGCGGGTAGTGTTTCCATAAAACCATCAAAAAAACTCCTATTTGGGTTCAAATAACCAAACTTAATAGGGGTTTTTTTAATATATTCTGATGGCACAGGTATTAACATCAATTCTAATTATAGGTTTTCACACTATTAAACAAAGGATGGTTAAAAACTAGCATAAGCGGGTGGGGTTTTACGGGTTCTTTCGTTATACTCTCTCTCCATTTCCTCAAAATCCTCAAATTTCTTAACAATAAATTTGACGATTTCGGATCTCACGATATCGTCGGAGGTTAATTGGAAGAAATTAATGCCCTTATCCACACATTCGGGTGTATCGAAAATTTGTTTGGCTGTCTCTAGGCCCGACCCTTTAATGTCGGACTGTTGGCTATCGCCACACATGATCAATTTCGAACCCTTACCGATACGAGTCATAAGGGTTTTCACTTCATCTATACTGAAATTTTGGATTTCATCAGCAATTACATAATGATCTACCCAATTTTGGCCTCTTAGGAAATTTATAGGAGCCGCCTTCAACGGAAGTCCAGACCTAGACCCTACCTCAACTATCTCTTCTACCTTAGAGTCTAGGATAGCCTTATAATTGGAAAACTTGGCATTTTCGTCACCAGCTAAATATCCCATAGATTTAGACGCACTTTCAATGACCGTTCGTAGATATAAAATATCTTTAAAATCTTGTTCTTGGTATGCTTTCAGTGCTGCATAGACCGATAGATAACTTTTCCCTACTCCGGCTGGGCCGTCAATTATTACAATTTTAACAGTGTCGTCCAACATAGCATGTAAAATTTCTCGTTGGTTTTTCGAAAACTTAAAATCCCTTTTATTGAAGGCTATCTTTGTTACCGATGAATTTTTAGATAAAGCTTGATTAATATCCGTTACGGATAAGTTATTATTTGACATCTAAATTTAATTATACCTCACAAACATAAATTCAATCAAACCTATTAAATTAATTTGGGTTGCAATAAATTGATTAGTTCATAATTAAATATATGAAGCAAAAATATACTAAAGAAGTGATAAAATCTATAGCCGGAAAATACACATCGAAAAAGGAATTTATAGCTAATGATCCTAATGTTTATGGATATATGCGGCGTAAAGGTGAAGATTTTTCTAAAGAAGCTTGTGCTCATATGACACAGCTTAGAAGGAAACATACTGACGAATCATTGAAAGATATAGCCAAAGAATTTATGTCCCGAACAGAATTACAAAGGGGTGATGCCTCGGCTTACAGTTGTATTAGAAAAAAAGGTAAACAATTCATGAACGAGGCATGTGAACATATGATTCAAGGTAGATTTTCTATAGCACAACTAATGTGTAAAAAGATATTTGAAAATATACTTGATAGTGTTTGTGTGTATGATACCCGAAAAGTTATTACTCCCTATGAAATTGATATATGGTTTAAAGAGTTTAATTTGGCAATAGAGTATAATGGAAAATTTTGGCATGCCAAAGAATGTGCAATAAGAAGAGATGCTATTAAAAAGAAAATTTGTGAAGATAGAGGTATACACTTAATAACCATATACGAAGGGGTCAAAGATTACGAGACCGAAGTTAGGCATAAAATAATAGAAATATTACCACTTATTAATAATATTACCAAAAAACAAATAACTACACAAAATGTTTTAGATGTCGATTGTTCGACAATATGGGATGATATACTGAAGAGTAATAGTATTGACGAAATCAATAAGAAAATAAAAAAATGTAAAAACATAAAAGAATTCAAAGAAAAACATTATACCAATTATAAATATATCCACAAAAGTGGAAATACAGATATGTTAGACTGTATCAGAGAAAAAGAAAATGAAAATTTGAGTGATGTAGAACTTATGCGGAAATGTTCAGAAATAACCCATTATGCTAAATTTATAACAGATCATAAAAATTTATACACAATTACCCACAGACGGGGATTATTAGATTCTGTAGCCAAAAATATGATTCTCACCAATAGAAGATATAGATTTCATAAACATGAAGATATTATTAATCTGGCGGGAGAATATAAAAATAAGTCTTCTATTGAAAAGGGTGACTGTGCTTTGTTTAAAGAAATTAACAAAAGAGAAGATATTTCTTGGAGTGACATCTTATTTTTAGCGAAAAGAAAATTCTAATTATATTTATGAGTTCTTTTACAAAGGTTCCCTGTGCAGAATGCGGGACAATGACTATCGCTAAAAATGGAGACACAGATCCACAATATTGTGATTCTTTCTGTCAAGCTAGGAGTAGAGTAAACAACCGAAGGAACGGTGGAACTATACCCTCCGCTTCAAACACCAACCTCAAGAGCAGGGTCGTCCGTGGTAGAACCTGCGGGAGCTGCAACTCCAAGAAGATTTAAAGTAATCTCACATTCTTCACCGTCAAAGAAGGCGTCTAACACTCTTTTGAAGACATCATACTCGCCTAGAGTCGGAACCCCTTCTATATTAGAACCCCTATTAAAAAGGGTCATGCTAGATTTAAGCTTCAGTGCATCGATTTCGCCTAATATGTCTACAATATCCTTTGTATCATGTTGGAGTAATTGTAAACAATTACAGCACAATCGATGAGCGAGATCATAATTTTTAGTATAATCAATAGCCTCTTGTAAATCTTTTACTCCGAAAAAACGAGATCTGGGGCTTTTGCTTAACCCCAATAATTGGGGAAAAACAAACCACATCCAGTGAGTTTGTTTTTCCCCCCTATTCAATTCTGCGCTTATTTTGTCCCACCCGAAACTATTCTGCGCTAACCCAAATTTTTCTAATGTTTCCATGTTTACTTAGAAGAAGAATTGGTTATAGATTTATGATCTGACCTTTAATTCTACCGCCCTCTTCGATTATCCATTCAAGCGGGTATTCGCTTTTGTTATAGGAATAAACGGTCATAGACTCTGCGGTTGGATTATAACGTTCGAGGTAAATAACTTCAGATTTCTCATCCTTGATCATCGACACATTAATGCCGCTCTCACCAGAACCAATTGTGGTTCTGGTGTATTTTACCCACCCCAAATCAAAAAGATGTTCCAGTGCGTCGATATCTTCGTATTCAGTAATTTTCATATTAAAGTCCTATTGGATTACGATACCTCTTCCGCAATCAGAGACACTAGCTTCTGTGAGTTGGTCAAGCTTGAATTGTGCAATCGATCCAGTTTTGAGGTAATTCCTCTTGATGAAGTTTTTGGCTCTAACAGGTGCGCCGCTATTTACAGGCTTCTTCGGTGGCCCTTCCTTGATCACCACTCGCTCCACCAGAAGACCTTTTAGATGGACCGACCCAGTTGCAATATGCTCCTTCGTCGCTGGCCCTACCCGCCTGTAGGCGTCAAGTTGTCCATTGGAACGGTTCTTCGACTCGGTAGTTTCTTTCCTAAGACCCTTGATAAGGGCATCTTTAGCCTCCTCCAAGATGTCTTTGGGGGTTTTTGTATCGTGGTGTTTGTCGAACTTTGTTAGGATATCGGCGAATTCCAAAACATCTCCTTTGGTTGGGGTCCATTTATCGAGGAATTCCAAATCAGCATTAACACCGTCTTCGTATGACATTCCGGCGTTAATTACATAATCGGACACTTCCCCCTTCGCGTTGGTATACCCCTTCACTTTAACGAAGAGGCAGTCTGTTTCGGGGATTTGGCTTAGTTGGTCTGCAAGTTTTGTTGACATGTCGTTATACTAAAGGTTTTTTTGAATGTTGTCAAGGGATTTTTCATCCACGATCAGATTTTTTGTCTGGAATCCAAAATCCCCAAGGTCAAATTCTTGATCCTCTGAGTATGCTGGCATCCCGTCAGCACCCACAATAGCACCTAATGCGCTACCGTCAAGAGAATCTTCAGATTCTCCACCTTTTTGATCTCCATTTTCGTCTAGAATCTCGCTAACATAATCAATTCTAGCTTCCCTTGAACCTGTCACCTCGTCAATGAATGCGCATTTAGATGTAGGGTAGAGTGTTTCGGCTAATGGTCCTCCAGTTGCATATTCCATATAAAAAGTATTCAGGAGATTGTCAAAACCTCTTCTGAAGTCATCGTTGATTTCTTCTGGAACTTCGATCCCGTCTTTGTCGTCGATAGGGATGAAATAAATCATATGATAGTATTCCATAGACCTTTTAGTAATTTCAATACTTTCAGCCAAAAATCCATCAGAAATCTTATCGGCCCCTAGAGAATAAAGAAACATAGTTACCGCTAGATTGTCAAGTAAAGTCCTGTCCATAATGACTCGCCTGTTCGTGTCTCTTTTCTGCCACAAGCCTTGTGCTTGTTTAAACATGAAATCTCGAATCAATCTCTGACTTTCTTCTGTTCCATTTTCATAAAGATCCAAATTAGGGATATCCCTATAAGATTCTGCTGGTTGTCCGTATCTAGGAAACTTCTTAACGAAGTCTTTAATAAATGTAGACTTCCCCGTTTTTGTTGCGCCTGTTGTCCCTATAATCATTTTCTTATAACCAATTAAAATTTACAATAGTGCTAATGCCTAGCCTACCCGATACCGAATCGTCGTCAGATATAGTATCTACTATATACCCTAGAGCTTCTAGTTCGTTGGTATAATACGCCCTTTCTTGTAATGAATTACATACAAATTGGCTACAACCAATACCCTTTCTAGAATCTTCTGCAACATCGTCCAAAAGTTCTACTAAGTTTTCTTTCCAATATTTTAGCTGTGAATCTACATAGTTATTGTAGTTTTCCATAGCTGCTTTAGCGGTGATTTTCATATTTCTAAATTCCTGCTCTACTTAGGATTGAATCATTAGAACAAAAAACTGATTCTAGAACAAAAATTACAGATCTAATCTCGTCCGCTACAGGAACTAGCTTTTCCACTGGAGGTTCGTCATCACATGACGCAGGGCGCGGATAATCCTCTCTCAATACAGGTTTAAATTGATTTTCTAAATCCACAGACTGGTCTCTCAGCATCGCGGCAATAGTATTCAATTGCTCTATATATTGTTCAACTTCTGTCAAGCTTCTTGGACAGGCACTACTCATATCATTACTCGTTACGTTATTAATATTCATAAATTTATTTTGTTTCTTGTTTTTCGACATACATAAACACCTGCTTCTCTCTTGCGAAGATGTATTTAGATCCCGCGAAGGTAACAGGGATACCTGCCTTCTGCTCTAGAACAACGGTATATCCTTGTTTGGTGTATTTAACATTGTCACCAACCATTACCACTTTACATGCCTTGAAAACATTACCACCTTGTTGATCTCTAAAAGCTTCCTCGGAGAAGACTAGACCATTTTTAATAATCAAACCATCGTCGGTTCTTTCTTCATTATCCAAAACGATATCTTCCAAAAGAATAACATCGTCGGGAACACCTGTTACTACGAAACCATCCAGAGGTAATTCGTGACACAATTCTTCATCCCACAATTCTTCACCTGTAGAAGTTCCTGCGTCATTACTTTCGAGTTTTGGTTCAAATACCAATTTTTGTTCTGCCCTTTCAGTTCTAGCCATAAACATACATTACCAGCAGTTTCCAACTATTCAAGTTACGGGACAAACTTATTTAACAAAAACATCCATATACATAGGATTGTTATCTCTCATATTCCTATACTTCCCTGTTGTGGACACATATACGTCAAACACATAAGACTTTCCTTTAGAAGCCCTTTTCTTAGTTACAGCACTACCTCTATCCTGCACTTTGAATTTACCGTCACCGACGATACCTTTTAAGTCTGGGATGTAAATTTCAGTTCCAAAACCAAAATTAGGATGAGCAGCTACAGTGATACCTTCTTTAGCCCTTTTTGTTTTCGGGTCGGCAACTTGCGAACCCCATTTATCCTGATTTGGATTATAGTATGTGATACGACAATGTATCTTCTTATTATACCCTATCATTTGTTTGAGGGGCAATTCTTTTGGTGCTGCTATAGTGGTTGTTAGTAATGTGATTAATAGTAATATAGTTTTCATAAATAGATGTATGACTCGTTTTGAAGAATTGGCAAAAGCCTACTCCCTTGAATATTTTGGCAAACCTTTGATGGAAGCTGGTGTGGAGGGTATTGATGTTTTAGACGATGATCAAACCAGCGCAATACCAGAAACTGAAGAAAGTGGTTCGTCGGACATTGGTAAGTTATTACTCCTAACAAACATCCTTTTGAAAGCTGCTAAATTCAAGCCTAGTGATGAAGTGGTTGCATATTTAAATATGCCGCGTTTTAAGACACTATCCCCATTTTCAAAATTAACAGCAGTAAGAAATCTTATTTCCGATCATCCTGAAATGATTGTTCAAGAAGCCGAGGGGGACGAAGGTGCTGAATTGGAAGATGGTGAAAATGATATGGAGCCTCCTATGGAAGGTGAGGTTGAAGACTTCGGTGAAGCTGAACTAGAACTAGACGAAGCAAGCGAAGAGGAGATTCTTAATTTAACATTAAGAGTTCTTGAAATGGACCCATATAGTCTCCCGTCTACTCTTAGAACACTTCCGTCAAGAGCGACCGAGGAGAATTATGAGGAGATCATTACCGCATTAGAGTCTATCCTTGTTTAAGGGCTTTCATTAAATTTCCCTCAAGTGCTGCTTTAGACGGGAATCCTTTATCGAAAAAGGGTGCGATTCGTTCATCCACAACGGTATCATACCCTTTGATGGATGGCTGTAAAAAGAACTTTTGATCTTTGGCCACTATATACCCTACGGTTCTTTCTCCGTATTGCACGACATATTCATTGTCATTTTTAAGCGGCTTGTAACTCAAGCTCTCCTGAGCACCTCAAGCCTCCTCCAAGGCTTTTCTAGATGAGGTATAACGATCTTGGAGTTTGTCATCCAAGATAGTCTGTAGTATGGCAGAGGCTTTCTCGATGTCTTTACCTTGTGTTGCAGCTACAAACTCTTTAGTTTTTTCGTGTGGTTTATTTTTCATTTCTACTTTAATTATCGATATCGGTTCGTAAATCAAAAGTCATCCTATCGTAGGCGAAAGAAAAGTCAATGTAAATAACGTCACCTTCCGTATTATTGTCTAGCGGATAACCGCCTAGCTTAGTGGGGACCACTCCATGAAAAGTATAAAGACCGATAGGTTTCTTATATTGCCCTAACAAAAATACACTGTAAGTTGTTGAGTAATGGTCCTTTTCAAAACCACCGACCACACCCTTTTCGATATCAACTAACATCTGCATCCATTTATAAATCGACCAATAGTTAGACATATTATCATCCATTTTAAATTGTATGTCAATATCAGGAAAATCATCGTATTTCGTTCCTGCTTCGGTATGGCTACCCACACCGTAAGCAACCTTAGTTGCAGGTATGGAGATGTCGGGGATTGTTATAGATCTAACACTTAATTCTAGTTTCTCAAGAGAGATCTCTTTGTCTGTGTCTCTGTTGACTCTGTTAAACTTCCTTAAGCATGTCGGTAAATCTAAGATAGTATCAAACTTGTCGTTATACAAATTATTCAGCTCACTAGTCCCGCCAGCAGATCCAAAAATCTTTGGCGGAAGTGCCTCTGGAGGACAGGTGGTATTTTTAACAACATCAGACATCGTAATTAATATTTAGTGTAGTGTGTAAATAATTACAGTTATGCGAGACTCCGATATAATGAATGATGCCAAAGGACGATTCGATAAGTGGTCCGAAATCCATTTACAATATCATGATTTTTTGGATGAGGGATTTGAAGCTACTGATAGCGGTTATGGCAACACAAGTTATGATCCATCTATAACGGAATACTATCATACTGGCTGGTATGAGTTGAGCTTCACACTAGAAAAACCTATCCAAAAATTTACTAAAATATTATGGGAATATTTTCCTTTGGATGAGTCTTACAAAAAAGACAATACGGCGGGTTCCGTGGATTGGTCTCATGATGAAAATACTATAGTGGTGGGTATTTCCTATTTTTCATTCTCATCTTTTTATACACACAATGATGAAGAAAATGAATTTCAAATTTTCTATAATGTCGCTAAAAATGAAGACTTGGGGGTTATAGCAGATATGCCGGATCATATCGTATGGGACAAGGATTCAACCGAAGGTGATATATATTTTGTTAAAAATGACATTGTAGAGTTAAAAACATTTCTTAACGTTTTTAACTCTACTTTAGAGTTTGGTAATATAGACAGTGGTAAAATCGAGGAATGGGTTGAGGAGGAATATTCTGAAATTGTCCAATTAACTAACTCAAAAGATATCTTGGAAAACTTTGGATATTGGGAGGAAGAAAACTATTAATTACTAATATGATTGTTTTGGAATTGTTTGTTTTGTTTCTTTCTTCTCTGGGTATGATAAATATTTTGATTTATAGCCCATTGACTGAAGGTATTAGATCTTTCCTTATCAAGATATTCTCTAAATTTGGTAAGGAAAAAGTGGGACACTATTTATCACAGTGTCCCACTTGTATGGGTTTTTGGGTAGGAGTTATCATGCTCCTTGTGTGGCTGTCCGGTTTAGTGTGGTTTACACTACCATTTTCAATCAGCTTTCTAGGCTATCTTGGCGGGCTGTATCTGTTTCCGCTACCTGAAAGGCTTGCTCCGAAACAGTTTCAGAAAAACCAGCCTTGATAATATCGACAAACTCTATTTTTTCACCGCCCTCCAAGTCCATCACAGAAGCACCCACTGCGATATTCATGATATGGATTAGTAATGTAGCTCTAAGAGCTACATCTTCGATCTCCATCAAATTGGATCTAACAGAAACACCCATACCATCAAATTCGCCAGTTTCGTCGTCGGTATCCACATTGGCTGATAATAGCGTAAAATTAATCATGGTCTTCAGCTTTAGGGATTGCGACAACCACTTCTTGGATGTCCTTCTTTTCTAAACCAATCTTTTCCCAGTTGATATCACTGATATTGTTTGCGCTTTTTAACACATCCAAACCAGATTCTCCGACTTGTTTCGTGATCTGCTCTTGTATTCTTTTTACATCTTCTGTCATTATAGTATTCTACTTTGTCCTTTTTCTTTTACCACGTTAATAATTTTAGCATCGGGAATATCAAATTGTGTTTTGTGTGTAATGATATACGGGTTCTCTCCGTGCTCTTTTTGCCTTTCGACTAGGATTGCTGATATAGCATCTAAACCTGATTGGTCAACAGCATAATCAAAAGACTCGTCAATCAGTTTAATATTGAAACTAATCTGATTCTGAATTCTGAGGATATCAGAGAAAGTTAGGAATAAGGCCATATTGATTCTCCACTTCTCACCGCCCGAGAATGACTCATACTGCATCTCAAGACCTCCTAACGTCTTCATGGAGTATTCCATATGCTCATCAAACAAAACCTCGCAAGGAGCACCAAGACGCATTAGATACGCATTAAGGCTAGTATTAAACAAGGTGATCAGTTTCGAGAGGATTGAACTTCTCAAACCCTTCTCGCTGAATACGATTTTTACGTGGTGTAAAACTTCGAGTTCTGTTTCTAGTGTTTCTAATTCGGTTTTAAAGATTTTAATCTTCTTTTCGGTCTCCGAATAATCCCTCATCAAGGTTTTCAAAATAGAACTGTCTTCCGGCTTCTTGATATCTTCCAGAGCATTTTTCCTATCCTTCTTAAGGATCTCGATTTCCCTAATCTTCTTTTCGTAATCAGAAATTTCTTTCTGATTCTTGAAAGCTTTGCTTGTTAGATCCGATCTAGCGTTTTGAACTTTAAATTCTTTCTGTTCGAGTAATTTGATCTCTTCGTTGAGTTCTTTATAATTCACTCGTTGATCAACGATCAATTCCAAAAGAGTTTCATTCTCATTAACCATTCTTTTACAATCAGCATCGATAACATCTCTATCATCTTTGTCAATATCTTTACCACATTCGCCGCAAACCTTAGCTTTAGTCTTTCGTTCTACTTCTCTCTTATTAGTTTCGATAGTTGATAGGTTAATATCGGCTTCATATTTTATGGTAGAGCGTGATTCTTTCTTTACAGAAACCTTTGTTTGAATCTTAGTTAGTAACTGGGAATATTTATCAGTCTCCAACGCTAGATCTATCGCCTCGGGCTTATCACCGATAAAAGATTCCATTCTCGAAATTTCTATTTCAAGTCTTCCAAGCTGTTCTTGTTTCTTTTTGGTTGCATTTTCAAATTCAACCTTAACCGTTTTGATTTGATTCTTGATAATGGGGAGGTGTGGTTCGGAAGAGCTAATTTCGGTCTGCTTCTTACTAACCTTTTTGCTGACTGTGTTGAATTCTTCTCTTGCCAGTTTCTCGGCTTCTTTGATATATGTGAAATCAAAAATAGTTCCAATGAACTTCTCCCTTTCAGTTTTCATCATACTAAAGAAAGAACCTGAGTCTGCTTTGGTTGCCATAGACTGCATGAAGACTTCCTTTTTGATACCTTTCAGTAGAGTGTCGGCAATGTATGCTTGTGTCGCAGGTGAATTACTTTGGGTTTTATTATCACCGTCTACAGTCAAAGTAAGCTTCGATGGATTAATTGTCCTGTTAATAACGACTGGGATAATTGTGTCATCTTCCGCAATATCCAACTTCAATTCTACGATACATTTCTTCTTACCTCCACGATTGAATGGGATTGAGTCTTTGGGGAATTTCTTTCTAGAGGTCTCTCCATACAAAGCATAAACTAAACTGTCAAAGAAGATGGCAGTCTTACCAACTCCATTATTCTGGTCCTCTTGCCCTACAGTTCGGTTTTCACCTCTGATGAAATAAATACCGTCTTCGAATGTATAACTTACCTTCTCACCACAAGAAAGGAAGTATGAAAGGTCGATTGATTTAAATTTAATTCGTCTCATATGATTTAAAAAATTGGTTAAGTCTTTCGATCTTTGCCTTGGCCTTTCTTCTGAGATATCGATCTAGGGGTTCGAAAATTTCCTCCTCACCATTATCTCTATACTCTCTCATGTCAGTGTCGGAATCCCATATAGAGTATCCCATAAACATAACAAGGTCAACCATACCGCCAGTTCGGTATTCAAAACATTGATAGTCATCATCATTGAAGAAATCCATCATGTCGTAATTTAGAGTATGGACCAATTCAATTATTTTTTTAGTTTTCATATTATTTTAAATCTTTAAATTTATCAGTTATAGCCTTTGTGTCTGCCATCAATCTTAAGACACTTTCCCTATCCCAAACTTTTGAATCTTCGAAGTTTCCAATCCCATTCTTCATATCAATACACATCTGATATGTATTGAGATATCCAGCAGCATCAACAATATTGTCTCTTTTCACTGAGTGTGTTTCTCTAGCAACTTTCAAAAGGGTCATCATTAGAGCCACGTCTTCGGGGGTGAGTTTAGAATCGGTTTTGTATTTCATATCGATATACCAATTCCATCCATCTGCAATGTTCTTGAAGTTTTCAGAAGGGTGGCCGTATGCAGATTGTCTAGCTCCATTGGTAAGCTCTTCAGCTTCGTCCAAGATACTTTTATTTTCCTTTTTTGGGGTCTGTAACGAATTCAAATCTTCGTCTAGAATCTGCATTCCAAATTCTTTCGCAAGAGCGCGTTCAATTGGCGCACCTCTGGAATTTTCCCAACCTTTCATCATGACTATACAATTACACTTCATTAGTTTTGCAATATCATTTTTCATATAATCCTCCCATGAAGGATTCTCGAAATCTAAATCCAACTTGGAAGGGTTGATGATCTCGTATGTAACATTGGGATATTCACTTTTTAGAGTTTCTGTTACATCCTTTTCTAACTGCAAAAAAGCTTCTTTGTTGTGATTTGGGATACCTGTCATTGGTCCCGAGATATAGTAAACGTTATGCATCTATCGAGTTTCGTAAACTTTAGTGAAATCGGTATTGGGCATAAACCATGTATCCTTTACGTCAACCTCGCCATCTTCCTCTAGATTCCACAGAACCCAACCATCGTTATTAGGGTTGGCGTATTCCATAGGTCCATCCAAAGTGCCCAGTTCAACAGGATTAATTCCAACTTGCTCTGCTTTGATTGGGTTCTTAGTCCAAAGATTAGAGGACCATTCATCGGGCATGAGACCTTCAAAAGGATTGTGTGAAGTCCATCCTACGGGATTGTGTTCATCGCCAGCAACTAGATGTGCGACTGTGTCTTTATCGTTAATCTGAACCCAACATCCTTTAAGATGTTCTTGTTTATTTCCTTCTCCCCAAGAAGTTGATTTGTCTAAGGAAATAGGGTCTGCGCACCAAAACATCATTTTTGGTTCGTCTGTTTTTTTGTAGTAGGTTTTCATTTTTAGTTCTTCTGGTTTTCTGTAGTAGGTCTCCATAAATTTGAAGTTACCATACGAATTCCTCAAAACAACCCCTAAAATGAAAATAATCGAAAATGTGGAAAACCTCAAAATTTCCCCGCACCTAAATATAATATATGTTTTATATAAGATTAATACGGTTTTAAATGAAGTTGTTATAGTATTATGTGTTCCGCCAGAGGCGGTTATATTATTAATATTATATTAAAACCGTTTTTATTCTTTATTTAATCCAGATTCTAAGAATATTTAATATCTAGGTAAAAATTTTTCAAGCCATAAAATGAAAAAAGATGAAAAAAGATTTTTATTTGCTTTGAAAAGTTGAATTCGCTTAGGCATTATGCTATAATCCTTCATATGAGTGAGGGTCAATACGATGTTTTTGATAAAATGATTACAAAAATCAAAAGCCGCAATGCTAAAAAAATAGCACAGGATTATTTTGATGATTGGGAACGGGATGCATCGGTAGACCAGCTAACATTAATGGTTAAATTAGAGGAGGTTTCTTTGATTGCACATAAATGGTCAAAGAGAAATTTTGACCAAAAAATGTATTTGTATGAACTTGGTAGAATGAGAGAAACTGTTTTTCAAAAACTTAAAAAAATCAAACAACATTCAGGAGATATTTTAGATAAAAGTAGATTTGGAACACTGTCAGAGGATGCTCCAGCTTGGGGTTATGCGTTAAAGAAGGAACAACCTCTTATAGATATTGATAATAGCATTGCAGAGAATGTGTTGTTGTCTGAGTTTATTCAGGAATATGTAAACTTTGCAAAATTCACATTGATGAAGTCTTGTAGTAGTATTGTTGAACTTAAAAAAGTCGAAGCCCTAACATAATGCTGGAATTTCAAATAAATATTGATCTTGATGAAGAAGGCAACGGTGTTCTTGAAAGCACTCATTTCGAAATCATTAGGAATAAATTTTCATGGGCAAACCCAGAGTATAGATTTGCTCCGAAATGGAGAAAGAATCAGCTTATGAAAAAATGTTATGCAATCGACACAAACGGAAAATTCCCAATCGGATTACTGAATGAGATTTATGATTTCACAAAAGCATTCATACCACACCTAAACAAAAATCAATTTATTGTTAGCTCCAGAGCTAGGTATTTTTATGAACCCTCGTTCTTATTACCAACGAAATACGAACTCCACCAATTTGATGGTTGGGAATATCGCGATATCCAGTTGAAAGCTTTAGATCGAGTATTCGTAAGAGGTAGAGGTATCGTTAAGGTTGGAACTAGTGGAGGGAAAGGGTTAATCATGGCTTCCATTTGTAGGACTATTTTGAACTACAACCCTTGCCAGACTATTGCCATTTTGGTTCCGACACATTTGGTTGGGAAAACCTACGATGAATTTATTGACGAATTTAAATTCACCACGGAGCAAGTTTCCCAATGGACCGCTAAAGGGAAAGAAGATTTCACTACACCGATAATCATTGTTGGATCAAATCTTTCAGTTGCCCGTGCAGAGAAGTTTCACCAACACATCGGAAACCGAAATCTTTTTTTAATTGATGAATGTCACATAATAAAGGATTCCAGTAAAATAACGCAACTGGTTAAATCGGTCAAGACTAACAATATTATTGGGTTTACCGGAACTCTACCACCAGAACCACAAGACCTTTATTCTGTTTTAGGAAATATTGGTAAAGTTGTTTGCAACGTAGAGTCCTCTGAACTCAGGGATAAAGGTTTGAAGGCACGTTCCAAGGTTTACTCTACATGTTTCACAGGGTGCTCCTACAAGCCCGTAAAGGAGTATGTAGATGAAGAAGGTAGCGAGAAGATTTACACAGACACTCAAATGTTCACGAATGAGATGGAATACCTTTTGAGATCTCCAGAAAGAACAGATTATATTTGTCGCTGGGTTTTAAAAGTATGCACCGGAAATACCATGATTCCGGTTGATCGTGATTTTCATGAAGAGATTTTAAAAGAAAGGCTTGAAAATTGCGGAAGAAAGGTTATCGTCATAAATGGAGACACCCCAGAAGAAGAAAGAACCAAGGCATACTCCGATATGGAGAATGAGGAAGGGACTATTCTAATTGTCAAAACAGGAGTAATGAGAGAAGGAATTTCAATTAAGAATTTGAGCTTTATGGTTGGGTTCTTTGCGCAGAAATCATTTATCAGGATAATCCAACTACTCGGTCGAATCGAAAGATTAGGCGGAAATGAGGTTCCGATCTTTTTTGATTTCTATGACACCACATATTTCAGTAAGAAACACTACACCGAGAGGAAGTCTTTCTATAAAAAGGACAAAACACCAGTTGTCGAAAAAAGGGTGAAACTTAACTATTAATTTTATGAGTAAGAAAAACGAGAAACATTATGTAATCAAGGAAGACCTTTGGCAGGAGATTAAGGAATTTTATGATTCCGAAGGGGCTATGGGCAACACATTAGGTGTTGTGATTGACAATATTGCCAACAAAATTATGACTAGTCAAAACTTCAGCGGATATCCTTATAAGCAAGAGATGATCAGTGATGCTGTTTTGAGGATGGTTACAACGTTATCAGAACGTAAATTTAAACTATGGAGTGACGCCAAATGTAAGAAAATCCAATATAGGTCTTTCGTAGGCTACAAGGTTGACGGTGAGGTTGATCTTGAAAAGGGCGAGGTTTTACAAGTTAATTCTTTTAATATCTTCGAAAATATTGAATCCCATGAACCTAAAAATAAGGTTGCGAAAAAAATTAAAGATGTATCAATATTTGATATTGACGCCGAACATTTTTTCCATGAAGATATTAAAGGAGTTGTCAAGAAAACCCCTTGTTGGAAAAAGAATAGAGTCGCAAAGGGGGTTAGTATTGTTAAAACTGGCGATCCTAATGATTTTTTGGAAATCCACACATATATCGAATCTGACAAGAAAGTTAATGGCCGAAACCTTTACGTTGTCGGTGACATGTATGATAAAGGAGGTAAGGTAGTTAGGCAGAAAAGTAATGCCTTTGGTTATCTATCTCAAATTGCGAAACACGAAGCAGTCACTAGAATTAAAAAAGAAAAGAAAAACACCGACGCAATTCGAACACACCAAGAAGATGAAATGGTTTCGTTTCAGTCTGAGAATTGCGAGATGACTCCGCAAAGAATTTTTGACGACAGTTACGAAAGTTACGATAGCAACAATGAGTAATATTAATATGTTTTATTTAATTGAAGACCACGAATATTGTAGCGATGTCGATGAGATCTACTGGCACCACAAAACAGTCCTATTCGAAAACGCTAATAAAAAAGTAGTTGAATTCGAACTTGGGAAATGTCATGATCACTCATATGAGGTTTCGGGTTATCACATGGATTATTTGAAACATTTTATAGTGGATGAAGAAACACTAGAAACACTAGAACTACGGGGTTTATAATGACACAATTAGAAGGAACCTACGCAGAGGATGACGAGGAATTTGAATATGTATGTCGGGTATTTTGGTGGGGAAAGGGTTCCGATATAGAATGGGTTAATGGATCGGGGGAGGCTGTAGATGTAAGCCACGGCGATGTTTTGAGAATGTTTGGTAATGGCACATGGTGCGCACTGTATAGAAAAAAATAGTATGAAAATTAAAGGTAAACAAATAGGTATTATAGGAGATCTACACTTAGGTTCTAAGAACGGAACCCATGCAGATAAATGGGAGAAGGTTTATGACGATGTCCTAGAATGGATTGAAGAATCATTCTTAAACAGGGTTGAAACTATCATGTTCCTCGGAGATATCTTCGATGGGAGATTTAGCAAGACTAGTGAGAAAGCTATGTCTTTCAGGACACTTAACTATGCCGATAAATTCTTTGAGCGTTTGGCTCAGAACTTTGAAGTTATTGCCTTCAGTGGTAACCATGATGTTTACTATAAAGATAGTTGTGAGGTTAGTGCTTTGACTCTGTTAGAAAACAAACCAAACATAAGAGTTGTATCTAAGCCAACGCCTTTTGAGGTTGATGATAGGGTTTATAAAATACTACCTTGGGCTTGCTGCCCATTTACCGGACATCAGAAGGGTGAGGTTTATGATGCAATCTTCGCTCACTTGGATATCCAAACATTTAAGATGAACGCTCACAAGGTCTCTGAGCACGGGTATACACCAAAAGCCTTATTCGAGATCTGCGATGTTGTTTATACCGGACATTATCACGGAAGACAACAGAGGGAATACCAGAAGGGTAAGAAGGGGATCTACTACGTAGGGACACCCCTACAGTTGGATTGGAATGAAGCAGGTAAGGACAGTTTCATTTACATTCTGGATCTATCTAAAAATAAAATGGTAGAAGAGTTTGAAAATGACTTTTCACCGAAACATATTAAAATGGATGCTAGTTCCATTATCAAAAATAAAGGAAAAGATATTGGTCATAATATTGTAGAGGTTTTGTGGGATATATCACCAGAGGAAAATCTAACAAAGATGGAAGGAGTTCTAGAAGGAATTCAAACCTTCTCACATAAAATGAACTTCGAAAAAACCATCACCGTTGATGTCAATGAATTGAAACTTATAACCGAAGCTATTGAACCGACAGAACAAGCGGAGGAATATATCAATCAAATGGATTGGCCTAATACAGATAAAGTAGTTGAAAAATCAGTATCCTTCATTAACATCGTAAAAGTATGAGGAGTATCATTAGAGAGAAAAAAGACAGGGTTAATATAGGAGATCTTGAGTCTATGGGTATGGACAATCGCGGCGGGTTCCACCCTTCGGTATTTTTTGCTAAAAGGACAGGACATTCTGGGTTGGTTTATAATTACGTAGAACCTGCTTTATTTAAGACGTTATGGACTAAACCAACAACAAACGGAATCATTTACCGAAATGACCTGATTGATATGTTGAACGAACACCCCGACTATATGGTTGTATCGCTACATCAAAATACCGTAGATATGAGATCCCTACTAGATGACGAAGAGTTAGGGTATTATGGATCAATTAGAGAATATAATCAGATTTGGTTTTATGACACCCTAAACCGGATGGTTTTAGGTCTTGTATATAACGATAAGGGTTGTTCCCATACTACATTTTTTTGTTTAAAATCTGAAACTCATGTGGATTATATAAAAACGGTTGAAGACTACAAGTTGAGCGAAGAGGAATTTGTAAAGGACCAAATCCCTAAAGTATTTATATTAGAGAGTAATCAGTTAGAAGGTCTTTTCAAAACCCCTTTCGGGTTATCCGAGATAGATGTAGACCTTGATATGAACTATAATGAGGATATCCTCGATATGGACAACAATATGGAAAGGTTCATCAATAATAAAGAAACCGGAAATGGCCTGTGTTTGTTACACGGCGACCCGTCAGGGGGTAAGACGAGTTACATTAAGCATTTGATACAGACATACCCAGCAACACCCTTTGTGTTTATAGCACCGTCTATGGTGACCGCATTCGCATCTCCTGAATTTACCTCGTTTTTGAGATCTAATAAGGGTGCTATTATGATTATTGAAGATGCTGAATCTATTCTTAGAAAGAGGGAGGACGGTGAGCGTAATGATTGTGTTGCTAACTTACTACAAATGACTGATGGTTTACTTTCGGATGCATATAATTTAAAGATCATAGCTACATTCAATACCGGATTGAAGCATATTGACGAGGCTCTTACAAGAAAGGGCAGGTTGCATGTAGAGTATAAATTCGGAAAGTTGTCACTGTCCAAGTCTAAACTGAAAGCAAAGGAACTAGGTATAGACGAGGATCTAATCACAGATCCAATGATGTTAGGGGAAATTTATAACTTTCTTAAAGAAAATGGTGTGAAAAAGGTGGAAAAAAGAAAAATTGGGTTTAATTAAAGTTTATGGCTAATAAGAAGACAGCAAAAACTAAGACAGCAACTGTAAAGAAAGAGGTTGCAACTACAGATATCGCAAATGTGTTTAAGGATGAAATTCCCCAAGCCAAAAAAAATTGGGCACCCAGTCAGGGTGTCGGCGAAGGGGGGGTGGTCGAAAGCTTTTCTGATGTTGAAGTTTCAGAGAATCAGTTTTCACCCGAAACTGATTTAAAAGGAGGAGTCCGACCCAACGTGGAATTGCAGTTGGCGGCTATGCAAAATTCTATTGCGGAATTAGCTAAAATTCAAAGAGAATCCTTACAACTACAGGCTTCCGAACCTGCTGGAACTCCCCGTGGTCATGATATTGAACAAAATAATAGAAAAACTGCATTGACATCGGCTCAGAAGACTTCAACTTCAGTGAAATTGTCAGAACCACAACGCAGTCCAGCATATGTCGGAGGAAATCCAGAAGGACTTGAAGAGCGAGTTCGTAGATTTATTGCGGAGTTGGCGTCATACGAAACGAAAGCTCGCTCACTCAGTAAAGAAATGGTTCGGGATATTGATATGAAGCGACAGGATTCGGCAAATGCCGATAACTTCAAATGGTTTCAAGATCGGTTGAACGACATTATTAAAGGATAAAATTATGAACGAAGAAACTAGAGAAACATACGAAGAGGAACTATTAAGGCTTCAAGTTGAAAATCAAAGGATACAAAACGCAATTTTATTGTCAAATCACACATCAGTGTCCTTACTATATCTCTTGAAGAGAGATATAGGTTGGACTGATGATGAATTGAAAGAAAACGAAGCATGGTTAATGAGGGAGTTTAAAGTTTCATTTGCTAACAATCAGACTTTAGCGTGTGGTTAGGGTATGAAAATTATTGAAGGTAATTTATTAGACTTCCCCGAAGATATAGACTTCGCTTATCACAACGCGAATTGTAGAGCTTGTATGGGATCTGGAATAGCTCTGGAGGTCAGAAAAAGATTTCCAGAGGTATTCCAATCTGATAAAGATTATTCGATTCAAGTAGGTCCGAGGAGACTAGGGAATTATTCTTTTTCCAAATTGAAGAAAGCCCCCGATAAAAGAGTCTACAATTTGTATGGACAAGATTTGGGTGGCGAAGTTCCATTTAGGATTAAGTCTTATATGTCTGCTCTCCTCAAATCACTTAAACATATCAGGAATGAATGTAGCGTCAATAAAACCAAACTACCTATTCTAGGATTCCCTTGGTTAGTTGGTGCGGGATTAGGTGGCGGATATTTTCCATACATTAAAGATGTTACCGAATGGATGTTGGATCAAAATGGATTTGAAGGGGTGTGGGTAAAATTTAATGAATGATAAAGATTTCCATTTGTTAGGCGAAGAAAGCGAAATCCAACACACACTCTGCATTGACATGGGTTTAGAGGAGCTTTATGGTTTGGATGTAGTCATAGACCGAGAAATCGTAGACCAGCACCTAAGGACGTTTATATGTCCATTAAAGGGTGTTACATGGGTCTATTATGATGAACATCCCTTGGTCGTTACGTGGACAGAAGAATTCGAAGGGACTACAACAACCTTCACTAGATTATTATTTGAGAGTTTATAGCTTGACCCGAAGAAAAAATAGCCCACCATCACCGTATGGACCTAGCCGATAAACCCTACGAGATTGGAGATGTAATCCAATCTATAGAAACCCACACATCACCCTCTATCGAGGAATGTATTGAAACCCCTGCCGATCATTGGTGGGTTCGTTTTGTCAAAATAGTTGTAGCAGAAACCGAAGACGACGTAGATATTGTTTACGGAAAATACACCTTGAATAACGAAAGTTGTATTTGTAGTTGTAGAGATTGGGCGGGTATTTGGGATTTTGGAAATTATAGCTATAAACACCACTATAATTGTGAGCACTATGATGACACTATTATCGAAGTGGTCAGGGTCTCTTTAGATGGGAATTGTTATTACGAAAAGAGTATGTCGGAAGCATTAGAACATAAGAATGAAAACGACTCGGTTAAGTTTGAGTATATGTTTATGGAGAAATCCAACTACGAAGAGCTACCTGAATTTGAAGGATTTTAATTATGAAAGAAATGAAAGAAGAATATAGTGTATCATATGATAGTTTTACAGATCGTTTTCATATTTATAAAACCGATGAACCAAACCCTTTAAAGCGCGGTATATCCGATGAAGATTTGACCGAAGAAAATAAACCCTTTTTTCAAAAACTAATCAATCAATACGCTGAAGAGAATAAGGATATTATCTATCAAAAGAAAGAATATAATAAAGTAAGCTCTTTGTTCGAAAACAATCGAAAAAAAGCTACAGTAGAGGGTGTTAAGATTATTTTACCTGATGATTTTAACCCTGATTTTGATGATTGGGAAAAATTTATCAAACATAAAACCAATACCGATTCTGTGTTTATTTATGATGATATTAGATTTCTCAGCGGAACTGCTGGATTTATGATTAAGGACAAACAAGGGAAAGTAAAAAAACAGTTAGTTATTTGGAGAAGTTAAATTTATAGTTGTGAGATCAACTTTAAAAAACTCAATTATATTAGTTGCCTTGGAAGCACTGAAAACATCACCTACGACAAAGAAAAAAATATGTATAGACACGTTTATTACGACAAGAAAAGTTCCCAGATCCATGAAAACACATGGGATACCGAGGGAGAGAGAATTACAAAGGTTACCGATTTTAAACCTTTCCTGTTCACAGAGACAGACAAGAAAACCAAATACAAATCCATTTTTGGAACGTATCTAGAACCGCATCTATTTGATAATGATAGTAAGCGTTACTGGTTTGTTGAGAATAAGGATGAGAAGATTTTCTACAATCTTCCACCAGAGCAGCAATACCTAATTGCAAACTATCGAAAGGTTCCGCAGGAGGAATTTTCGGTAAATCCAATCAGAACTTTCTTTCTGGATATTGAAGCACCAGCCAAATCTGAATTTCCTGCACCGAAAGATGCCAAGTATGAAATCGATCTTATGTCCATCTATGATTCCCTGACAGGGAAGTATTATATGTGGGGTAAGAAAGCTTGGGATAGAAGTGGAGTTGAAGAGACCCTAGATAAACTCAAC